GCCGGCGAGGGCATCAAGGCCGGCGGGGGCATCAAAGCCGGCTGGGGCATCAAGGCCGGCGGGGGCATCAAGGCCGGCGGGGGCATCGAAGCCGGCGGGGGCATCGAAGCCGGCGGGGGCATCAAGGCCGGCGAGGGCATCAAGGCCGGCGGGGGCATCAAAGCCGGCTGGGGCATCAAGGCCGGCGAGGGCATCAAGGCCGGCGAGGGCATCAAGGCCGGCGAGGGCATCAAGGCCGGCGGGGGCATCGAAGCCGGCGGGGGCATCGAAGCCGGCGAGGGCATCAAGGCCGGCGAGGGCATCGAAGCCGGCGGGGGCATCGAAGCCGGCGAGGGCATCGAAGCCGGCGAGGGCATCAAGGCCGGCGGGGACATCAAGGCCGGCGGGGGCATCAAGGCCGGCGGGGGCATCGAAGCCGGCTGGGGCATCAAGGCCGGCGAGGGCGTGACGTGGCAGTACCGGCTGTTCGCCGGTACTGCCATATGGACCAACGCGATCAAGACGATCGTCTGCAAGCGCCTATTCGGCGGTGAGGTCGCATACGGCGACGTCACCGAGACCGACCCCACCTGGGAACCCAACCGATGACAGCCACGCTCACCGACACCGCTTCGATCAAGCGCCAACACCTCCTCCAGGCCCTCCTGCAAGTCACCCCCGCCGCCGGCCGGGGCGCCACGTTGCCCGTGCTCACCGGCGTCCGCATCACCATCGCCGACGGCCACGCCGCCATCACCGCGACCGACATCGAGCTCGCCGTGACCACCCACGTCCCCGCCGAGGGCCGCCTCGACGTCGTCGTGCCCGCCCGGCTCCTCCAGAAGCTCGCCCAGCACACCGTCGGCAACATCACCCTCAAACCCGGCGACGACGAGCTCACGCTCCAGTGGGGCACCACCACCGCCAAGCTCCGGGTCCTGCCCATAGGGGACTGGCCCAGGCTGGCCGTGCCTGACGGCGAGGTCGTGAAGCTCTTCGCCGGCGACATCGACCGGATCCGCCACGTCGCCAACTACGCATCCGCCGACGACGCCCGCCCGATCCTCACCGGCATCCGCCTGGGCGCCGAAGAAGTCGCCGCCACCGACACGTACCGGCTCGCGATCGCCTCGTGGACGGCCCCGATCACCGTCGAGCACCTCGACGGTGACGTGCTGCTGCCGGCCCGAGCGATCCGGTTCCTCCCGACACTCCTCGCCTCCGAGCACGCCACCCTCACCGTCGGTGAGCACGAGCTGATGATCGAAGCCGGAGAGGTCCAGATCCGGGTCGACCGCATCACCGGCGAGTTCCCGCCCTACAGCCGACTCATCCCGACGGCCGCACTCACCCGGTGGACGTTCAACCGTGCCCAGCTGGTCACAGCGGTACGGACCGCCGCTGCGCTCTGCGCCGACTCCACCCCGGTGCGGCTCAGCTGCGACGACGACGGCCACGCCACCGTCCAGGCGTTCACCCAGGACGTCGGCCAGGTTGCCACCACCCTCAACGTCGACGGGGACGGCGCCCGCCTGCCGGTCACCGTCGCGTTCAACGCCCGCTACCTCCTCGACGTCATCACCACCTGCCACGGCGAGCAGGTGACGCTCGAGCTCGTCGACGCGCTCAAGCCCGCCGTCGTCCGCGAGGAGCCGTACACGCTCCTCCTGATGCCCGTCCGGACGTCGTGATGGCCACGTCGATCCGTCACCGCTGCGACGGGTGCAGGCGCACCGACGCCACCCTCGAGGTCCAGGAACGCCGCATCAAGCCCGGCGGCACCAACGCGCCATGGGAGACCCGGTTCCTGTGCGAGCCGTGCACCAAGGCGGCCATCCTCTCTGCTGACCCGCCCCGGAAGGTCTCCCCACTGCCCGGCCACCAGCCCACCCCCGCTGCTGTGGGCGGGAAGATCGAGAACCTCAAGCTCGGCGACGGCTGGGGGTCGACCACGAGTGCGACGGGGGAGACCTCCCCGACGTGAGCATGCGCGGGCACCAGGACGACCGGTGGCTGAAGCTCAGCCACGACCGCAAGGTGTCCCCGCGCGGCCTGTGGCAGGCCTCCAGGAAGCGATGGGTGGCCACCATCCCCAACAGCTTCGGGCTTCCCGCCGGCGCCAGCTGCCCGGGCGCCACCGACTTCTGTGTGTCCTGCTACGCCGCCCACCTCGAACCCGGTTGGCCCGGTGTCGCCGAGCTCGTCGACCACAACCTGATGCTCCTCGAGCAGGCCGGCACCGTCGAGAGCATGGCAGCGCTCCTCGCCGAGGCCGTCGGCCGGTACCGCACCGAAGCCCAACGTCGAGGTCTCACCGACGCCGAGCGGATCTTCCGCATCCACTGGGACGGCGACTTCTACAGCCTCGACTACGCCCGGGCCTGGCGCGCCGTCATCACCACCTCACCCGACATCCGGTTCTGGACCTACACCCGCTCCTTCGTCGACCCCGTCGACGTGATCCCGATCCTCGCCGGCATCGACAACCTCGCCCTCTACCTGTCGGCCGACCCGCACAACATCGACCAGGCCCTCGAGCGGGTCGGCGAGCACCCCGACGTGCTGCTGGCGCTCTGCGACGTCGACTACTCGAGCGCCCGGGCCCTCGCCCCCGACCGGCCCCACCTCGTCTGCCCGGAGAACGCCGAACGCATCCCGCTGATGGCCGGCGGCGTCGGCGCCTGCGTGTCGTGCCGGCTCTGCCCCGACGCCAAGCGCGACGTCTTGTTCTCCACCTCCCACCGGGAACACGAGACCGACCAGCTCGAACTCATCACCGTCCCCATCGAGATCCGGCTCAAGGCCCCCACCCCCGGGGTGCGCACGTGCCGGCTCGCCACCTGCGACGCCGTCATCGCCCCCACCGGGAAGCCCGGGCGGCCCCGGCTCTACTGCAGCCCCGAGCATCGGCTCGCCGATCGCCTCGTCGGCGCCCGCTGACCCGAGGGTATCGCCGTGCCAGCTCGGGCCCCAGGGCGGATTCTCGGCGAATCACACGTCTGTAGTTCGTCCACGCCCTGTGGGTGGTGCTGGGGATGAACGCCGAGATCCTCGAGGCCGCCAGGCAGGCAATCGCCCACGGCTACAGCCCCATCCCCATCAAGGTCGACGGCACCAAACGGCCCAACGGCCGATGGAAGCACCGCATGACCGACCCGCCCACGCCGGCGGAGGTCGACGCCACCTTCGCCGGCCGCGACGCCCTCGGCCTCGTCTGCGGGACCGTCTCCGGGAACCTCGAGCTCCTCGAGTTCGAAGGCCGCGCCCTCCACCTGTTCCCCCTCTACCGGGAAGCCTGCGCGACCGCCGGCATCGGCGAGGTCCTCGACCAGGTCATCGCCGGCTACGCCGAAGAAACCCCCGGCGGTGGCCTCCACCTCCTGTACCGCTGCGACAGGCCCGTCGACGGCAACCAGAAGCTCGCCCGCCGGCCCGCCACCGACGATGAGCTCGCCGAGAACCCCAAGGAGCCCGTCAAGGTCCTCATCGAAACCCGCGGCGAAGGCGGGTTCGTCGTCGTCGCCCCCTCCAACGGCGGGGCCCACAGCACCGGCAAGCCGTGGGTCCTCCGACGCGGCGGCCTCGACCAGGTCACCACCGTCACCCTCGAGGAGCGCAACCAGCTCCTCACGGTCGCCCGCACCTTCGACCAGATGCCCGTCGAACGGCCGGCGCCTACGAAAATTCAGAAATCTCTGAACGTCGGCAACGGCGACTCGTGGATGGACGCCACCGCCGCCGCGTTCAACGACGCCACCACCTGGCCCCAGCTCCTCGAACCCGAAGGCTGGACCTTCAGCCACCGCAGCGCAGAGGTCGACCACTGGACCCGCCCCGGAAAGCAAACCAAGGACGGCCACAGCGCGACGGTGAACGCCACAGGCACCGACCGGCTCATCGTCCACTCCTCCTCCGTCGCCGGGTTCGAGCTGTCACCCACCTCCTACGACCGGTTCGGCGCCTGGGCGATCCTCCACCACGGAGGCGACCGGCAGGCGGCTGCGCTCGCCGCCCGAGCCGACGGGCACGGCCCCCCGCTCGAGGACCTCGTGCTCGTCGACGAGGACGGCCTGGCCGTCCTGGCCGGCGGGGAGGGAGCAGGGGAGTGGCCAGACCCGCGGCCGTTCGGCGTCACCATCGCCAACCTCCCCCGGTTTCCCCTCGACACCCTCCCGTCCTGGATGACCCGGCAGGTCGACGACGTCGCCCGCCAGCTGCAAGTCCCCGTCGACCTCCCCGCCCTCCTCGCCATCGGCGCCCTCGCCACCGTCGTCGCCGGCAAAGCCAGGCTCACCGTCGCCGACGGCTGGGTCGAACAACTGAACCTGTACCTCGCCGTCGCCATGCCCCCCAGCTCCGGGAAGTCCCCCGCCGCCAAGGCCATGCTCGCCCCCGTCGAAGAGCTCGAAGCCGAGCTGGTCGCCAGCCACAAGACCGCCGCCGCCGAAGCCGCCCAACGCAAGAAGATCGCCGAGAAACGCGCCAAGGACCTCGAGACCAAAGCCGCCAAGACCGGCGAACCCGTCGACATCGACGCCGCCGTGCGCGCCTTCCTCGACGTCGACAACCACGAAACCCCAGCGTCGCCCCGGCTCCTCTCCGACGACGCCACCCCCGAAGCCCTCACCGCCGTGCTCGCCACCAACGGCGGCCGCATCACCATCGCCTCCACCGAAGGCGGCCTCTTCGAGCTCATGACCGGCCGCTACAGCGACGGCCGCGCCAACCTTGACGTGTACCTCAAAGCCTGGTCATCCGACTCGATCCGCGTCGACCGTATCGGCCGGCCACCCATCCACATCCCGCACCCCATCGTCACCGTCGCCCTCGCCGTCCAACCCGACGTCCTTCGAGCCCTCGCCGACCGGCCCGAGCTCGCCGGCCGCGGCCTCACCGCACGCTTCATGTACGCCCTCCCCACCGACCTCGTCGGCCGCCGCGACCTCACCAAACCCCGCGACCACAACGCCCTGGTCCGGCTCGGCTACAGCGAACAGCTCATCACCATCGGCCGGCGCTACGCCCACGCTCTCATGCCAGCCGACCTCCGCCTCGCCCCCGACGCCGCCGCCCACTACGGCATGTGGCGCCAAACCCTCGAAGCCCGGCGCACCCCCGACGGCGACCTCCGCCACGTCGCCGAATGGACCGGCAAGCTCGAAGGAACCGTGCTCCGAGTCGCCGGCCTCCTCCACATCGCCGACGGCCAGGCCGCCAACCAGCCCGTCGACCACCCCACCCTCCGCCGCGCCATCGCCATCGGCGACTACTGGCTCCAGCACGCCCTCACCATCCACCGGATGTGGCGAGAAGACCGCGCCGTCGACGACGCCCACACCATCATCACATGGGCCCTCGAGTACACCGACGGCACCTTCTCCCGGCGCGACATCGCCGCCGCCCTCAACCGCTTCCGCGACGACCCGCCTCTCACCGCCGCCCTCCAAGCCCTCGTCGACCACGACTGGATGCGCACCGACGACGGTGAACCCATCGAAGTCCGCCGTGGCCGAGGCAAGACCGGCCAGCGCTACCTGCTCCACCCGTACGCCCGAACCCTGTTGAACGGGTTGAACGGCCGCACCGACCCTGAGGAGGTCGAAAACGCATGATCCCGAGACCAGTTGAACGGGTTGAACGGGTTGAACCTAGAAGCGCGATGAGAGATCACTCTCTCTCACACACCCGACCTCCCTACGGAGACCCCGCACCCCCCGTTCAACCCGTTCAACCCGTTCAACTTCACGCCGAGGTGCACCCGTGACCGCTGTCGAAGCTCAGGCACCCGTCACCGGGGCGTGCGAGCGGTGCGGGCGGGTGCACGAGGCCGGATGCCGCGGCCATGTCGATGAGCCGGGGGAGCCGTTGCGGCCGTGCCGGCTGCCACCGATGCGGGGGCAGCGGGTGTGTGGGTCTCACGGGGGCCGGTCACCGCAGGCGAAGCGGGCGGCGGCGCGCCGGTTGGCGGAGGGGCAGGCCCGCGAGTCGATCGCCCACGTGGTGGTCGCGCCGGTCGACAACCCGCTCGACGCGTTGGCGGAGCTGGCGGCGGAGCAGCTGGCGTGGAAGGACCATCTGGCGAACGTGGTGGCTGACCTGAAGGCGGCATACCGGTTCACGGATGACAAGGGCGCGGAGCATCTGGATGCCCGGGTGCGGCTGTACACGGATGCGATGGCGGAGGCCCGGAAGTATCTGACGGACTGGGTGCGGCTCGGGTTCGAGGAGCGGAAGGTGAGTCTCGAGGAGGCCAGGGCCGAGCTCGTCCGGACCGTGCTGGTGGGGGTGCTCACCGGTCTGGGGCACCGGCTGGAGGACGAGCTGGTGCGCCGGCTGTTGGAGGGTTGGCTGCCGGTGCTGGATGGGGCGCCGGTGCCGGTGCTCGAGGTGACCGAGGTGACCGATGGAGCCACGTGACATCGGCCCCGCCACGGGCGCGGAGGCGGGCCGTCGATTCGGCTTGATGATCCGCAAGATCGGGATCTCCATGCGCGCCCTCGAAGCATCTCAGGCTCTGGGCCCTCAAGACGCGGCCGTCTACCGCCTTGCTGCTCACCCCCAGGTGCTCGACGCCATCGCCGAGCTCGACCATGCCCAGGAGGGCGCTGAATGACCGTGACCGACCGCACCCTCGACAGCATCGGGCTGCCGTCCCATCCGCGGCCGAAGCAGCTGGCCCGTTACCTGCGGGAGGTCGCCAAGCTGTTGGAGAGCGACGGGGGTCGGGCCGTCGACCTCGCTGCCCTCTTCTCCGCCCGCGGCTACCCCGCCGGCGTGGCGGGTGACGGCACCGGGGTCCGGAGCTCAGACACCACCACCTCCGTTGAACGTGCTGCCGGCGTCGACCAGGAGGTTCCCCGGCCGGGCCGGTTCGACGGCGCCGACCGGCGCCTCGCACGAACCCTCCGCCTCCTCTGGAAGACCGGGCTCGACATCGAAGAACAGGTCGCCCAGCTCCTCGCCCACGGCGACAACGTCGACGAGCTCCCGGCCGGCACCGGCACCTGCGTGTGCTGCGACCGGTTCTGCCGGCCCGGCGTCACCGGCAACGACCCCGCCAACGGGACCACCAACGACCGCCTGCGGGCCGGCCTCTGCCCGGCGTGCCGGTCGGCGTGGGACCGGGTCGGGAAACCGGAGAAGGGCCCGTGGATCATCGCCCGGCGGGTGTCGTTGCGGGAGGCGATGGAACGGGGCCGGTCACCCCAGGAGCTCCTGCAGCCCACAGGGTCGGCGTGATTCCGTCGGAATCGGTTGGGCACGGCCCGGGAACCCGGGCGCCACGGGGGATGCTTGACACGCCGTGCCCAATGCGTCATGATCGCGCACTAAGTGAGCCGTCGTGTCCCTTTGGGGCCGGCGGCTCTTCCCGTTCCCGGCGGAGGTGGCCATGAGCTTCGCCGGCGCCGTCCTCGACCGCATCTACCCGGTCGCCTCCAAGTTCCTCGGCAACCCCGTCGGCTGGGTCTCCGACCGGCTCCGAGGGTTCCTGTGGTCCAAGCAGCGGGAGATCGCCCAGGCCGTCGTCGACCACCGCCGCGTCGCCGTGAAGAGCAGCCACGGCATCGGCAAGTCCTTCATCGTCGCCCAGCTGGCCGCCTGGTGGACCGACGTCCACCCCGTCGGTGAAGCCATCGTCGTCTCCACCGCCCCCACCAACGACCAGGTCGGGGCGATCCTGTGGGAAGAGATCCGGGCGGCCCACCGCCACGGGGAGCTTCCCGGCGAGGTGGGGCTCGACAACCGGTGGCGCATCGGCAAGGTCCTCGTCGGCATGGGCCGCAAACCGGCCGACTACAACCCGCACACCTTCCAGGGCATCCACCGCCGCTACGTGCTCGTCATCATCGACGAGGCCTGCGGCATCCCCGCCCAGCTGTGGACCGCAGTCGAGGCGATCACCACCAACGAGCACTGCCGGATCGTGGCGATCGGCAACCCTGACGACCCCTCCAGCGAGTTCGCGAAGGTGTGCCGTCCCAACTCGGGCTGGCAGGTCATCGGGGTGTCAAGCTTCGACACGCCGGCATTCACCGGCGAGCCCGTGCCGGCCGGCCTCCTCGAGCTGCTCCCGTCGAGGGAGTGGGTGGAGGACGCCAAGCGCCGGTGGGGTGAGCAGTCACCGCTGTACCAGTCGAAGGTGCTCGGGGAGTTCCCGGAGAACGCCGACGACACCGTCGTCCCCCTGTCCTGGGCGGAGGCGTGCCGCAACCTCGAGCAGCCCCTGCCCGGCGACGGGCCAGTGGAGCTTGGTGTCGACGTCGGGGCGGGTGGCGACGAGACGGTGATCCGGGAGCGCCGCGGCCCGGCAGTGGGCCGGGTGTGGCGCAACCAGTCCCGGGACCCGATGGAGGTCGTCGGCCTGGTCGTCCAATGCATCCACGCGACCGGCGCCACCTCGGTGAAGGTCGACGTGATCGGCTGGGGCTGGGGCGTGTGGGGCCGGCTGGTCGAGCTCCGCACCGAAGGCACCCATGCCGCCATCGTCCATCCGGTGAACGTCGGCGAGGCATCTACCGATCCGGCGAGGTGGCCGCTGCTGCGTGACCAGTTGTGGTGGGGGGTGGGCCGCGAGGCCTCCGAGCATCAGGCGTGGGATCTCGGCGGGCTGGATGACGACACGGTCGCCCAGCTGACCGCCCCGAAGTACACGCTCGACTCGAAGGGCCGGGTGAAGGTGGAACCGAAGGCGGAGACCCGCAAGCGGCTGGGCCGTTCCCCGGATGACGCCGACGCGCTGCTGCTGGCCTACTACGTGCCTCCGGTGTCGGTCGGGGAGGGGCTGGTGGAGTTCTACGAGCCCGTGTCGATCTCGAACTTCTGACCATCCAAGGGGGGTGACGCCGTGCAGATCCTTGGCCGCCGCACCCCGATCGACGACGTCGCGCTCAACGCCCGGGTCGACGAGGCCCTCACCGAGCTCCGGGAGCAGCTTGCCGGCGAAGGCGCGCAGAACGACTACCTGCAGGAGCGGCTCGCCGAGCTCGAGCTCGCCCTCGACGACGTCGGCTGGGCCCGTCTCTCGATGGAGACCGACTGGGAGTTCTCCCGCGACGGCATCGACCGGATCGTCGCCCTCTCCCGGCTCAACACCCTCAAGAACCCGCTCATCCGGCGGGGCGTGCACCTGAAGGCCGACTACGTGTTCGGCCAGGGCGTCGAGATCTCCGCCCGCGATGACGAGATCAACGTCGAGGTGATCCAGCCGTTCCTCGACGACCCCGGGAACGCCAAGACGCTCTTCTCCGATGTGGCGTTGCCGGCGAAGGACCGGGCGCTCACCACCGACGGCAACCTGGTGCTCCTGCTGTTCCCCAACGAGCTCACCGGGCACGTGTCGGTCCGGTCGATCAACATCGACGAGATCCGTGACGTCGTCGTTAACCCGGACGATCGCACGGAGCCGTGGTTCTACCTGCGCCGCTGGACCGAACGCCGGTTCCAGTCCGCCGGCACCTCCCTGGGGTTCCTAACGGTCAGCCGGGAGGCCTGGTACCCGGATTGGCGGTACCGCCCTCGCATCCGGCCCGAGTCGATCGACCGGATCCAGGTGCGCTGGGCGTCGCCGCTCTACCACGTGTCGCTGGGCGGGCTCGACGGGATGCGCTTCGGGGTGCCGGAGACGTACGCGGCGATCGACTGGGCGAGGGCCTACAAGCTGTTCCTCGAGGACTGGGCCACCATCGTCCGTTCCCTGTCACGGTTCGCATGGAAGCTCACGGGCACCAAGAACCCGTCCGCGGCGGCCGCCCGGCTGGGTGCGACGGCACCGGCGGGTAGCCCGGAGACGAATCCGTCGCCGGTGGCCGGCGCGGTGTTCACGTCGAAAACCGCTGACTTGACACCGATCCAGAAGTCGGGTGCGACGGTCGCGTCGGAGGACGGGGTGTGGCTCGCCAAGATGGTGTCCGCCGCCCTCGGTCTGCCGTACACGATGCTGATGGGCGACTCGGACCAGGGGAACTGGGCGACCGCGAAGACGTTGGACCGGCCGACTGAGCTGCAGATGATCGGTCGGCAGCGGGTCCACGCCGAGATGATCCGGGACCTGTGCAACTACGCGATCGACTGGGCGATCCGGGCGCCTGGCGGGCCGCTGGCCGGTACGGAGGAGCGCGGCCCGGACGGGCGGGCGCGCATGGTCGTCCCCGACGTCAAGGTCGACGGTGAGACGGTGTCGGGTGCTGAGCGGCGGACGGTGGATGTGGTGTTCCCGCCGATCCTCGAGGACGACGTCAAGGCGAGGGTCGACGCGATCATGGTGGCCGAAGGGTCCGAGCTGATCGACCCGGCCGTGATCCTTCGGCTGCTGCTCACCGCCCTGGGGGTGGATGACGTCGACGAGCTGGTGGCGGCGTTGCCGGAGCGTCTCGAGCAGCGCCAGCGCGAGCTGGGCCAGCTGGCAGTGGACCGGGCCCGGCATGGCCTCGATCCGGCCGAACCGCTCGGCGACGACGAGGACGAGGATTGATCGGACGGCGGGTCGAGACGATCGACGAGCTCGCGCGACCCGGCGACACCGGCGGCTTCGAGGACAACATCTTCTTCGTTCCGCCCAACGCCCCGGAGCGCGACGACCACCCGATCCGATCGGGCTGGCTGCACCGGGTGTGCCAGCCGCCCCACACGTTCCGCGAATGCGACGACGGTTCAGTCGAGATTCGCGCCTCGATCAAGACGTTCGACGGCCACAACGTCACCGGTTGGCATGGCTTTCTCGACGAAGGTCACGTCTGGCGGACTACGTGAGCGTCACCAAGGAGACCGAACGGGTGGCGCGCGAGCTTCGCCTGGCCGTGAAGGCCGCCGCCGATGATGAGACCCGGGCGCTCACCCGGGCGTGGGCGCGGGCATGGGACGAGGTGGTCCGCGAGTTCGAGCTGGCGGCCGCCGAGATCATCGAGCTCGCCCAGTCCGGGGAGATCGTCACCGCCGGTCACGTGCGCCGGCTGGCCCGGGCCCGCGACGCGATCGAAGCGGCTCGCGAATCGATCGACCGGGTCCTGGCTCTCCAGGGCCGGCGCCTGTCTGTGACGTTGGCGGACATCGTGAACGCGACGGGGGGCGGCAATGCCCGGCTCATCGCCTCGCAGCTCCCGAAGACCGAAGGTTCGGTGGCGCAGGTGGCGGTCCGGTTCGACCGGGTGTCACGCGAGGCGCTCGACGCCATCGTGGAGCGTTCTACCGAGCGGATCGCGAGCCTGAATCGGCCGTTGTCGCGGCAGGCGACCGAGCAGATGCTCCGGGCGTTGATCCATGGTGTCCCGGCCGGCCAGTCGCCCCGGTCGGTGGCGCGCCGGATGCTGAAGATGGTCGAGGGGCGGTTCAATGGCGGGCTCGCCCGGGCGCTCACGATCGCCCGGACCGAGATGCTGGATGCCTACCGGGTCGCGGCGGGCGCGCAGCAGGCGGCGAACGCCGACGTGCTGCAGGGGTGGATGTGGTCGGCGCAGCTGGACGGCCGTACGTGTCCGTCGTGTGTGGCCCAGCACGGCAGCGTGCATTCGCTCGAGGAGGCGGGCCCGTGGGATCACCAGAACGGCCGGTGTGCCCGCACGCCGGTGGTGAAGCCGTGGCGTGATCTCGGGTTCTCGATGCGTGAACCGGTCTCGAGTGTGCGCACCGGGCCTGAGTGGTTCGCCGGCCAACCGGAGACGACGCAACTGAAGATCTTGGGTCCCGACCGGCTCAGCGCGCTCAACTCGGGCAAGGCTTCGTGGGGCGACATGTTCCAACGCCGCCGCACTTCGGGATGGCGCGACTCGTACGTGCCGACGCCGGCGAAGGACGTCGCGGCCTAGTCCTTGCGGATCCGTAGGCGGATGTCTGGCCACTTCTGGCGGATCTTGGCGATCGCTGCTTCGAGTGCTTTCTCGGTGCCGATGGCCACGAACACCCACACGACGTTCTCCACCACACCGCCGCCTCGCCGTTCCATCGGCTTCGGTCCGCTGATCGCGAGACCCTCCTCCTCGAGTGTGGCTTCGACGTTGGAGAAGGTTCTCGGGCCACCTTCGACCTTGACGGTGTGGCGCTCCTTCATGCGGTCTCCGGGTGCTCGCCGTGCGGGGGGACGAGCAGCTGGGCGTCGCATCGTTCGCACCGGTACTCGGTCCATGAACCGTCGGTGCGGAAGTCGACGTCGCCGAGCCGCCACAGGTGCCCGATGCAGTCCCGATCGTCGTCCTGCCCCAAGGACCTCAACGCTACGACTCTCGTCAAGGAGGACGCCATGGCCAGCGCCAAGCGCAACCGGCAGCGCCAGATGCGCCTCCTCCACGAGTCATCGGTCGGCGCGCCCACCCGGATCGTCGGCGACCTGGTTGCCCTCGACGAAGCCGCCATCCGGCCCGACGGCACAGCGCCGATCAAGATCATCTCGCCCGGGTGGGGCACCTCCGGCTACTACTCGGCCGCCGTGCTCGAGGCGGCTGCCGGCGACGGCGTGTTCCCCGCCGGCACCCAGATGTTCTGGGACCACCCGACGATCACCGAACGCGGCGACCGGCCCGAACGTTCGCTCCGTGACCTCGCCGCGGTCACCGAGACCGGTGCCGTGTGGCGCGACGTCCACCCGGCCGGGCCCGGCCTGTACGCCGAAGCCAAGGTCTTCTCCCAGTACCGCGACGTCCTCGCCGAGATGGCCGAGCACATCGGCGTGTCGATCCGGGCCGGCGCTGAGATCTCTGCCGGCGAAGCCGAGGGCCGCAAGGGCCGGATCGTGCAGCGGCTTGTCGAGGGTCTGTCGATCGATTTCGTCACCAAGCCCGGCCGTGGCGGCCAGGTCCTCGCCGTGCTCGAGGCGGCGCGTGAGGCCGGCATGTGGAACGACGACCTCCGCCAGAAGTTCCGCACCGCCCTGCGCGAGCGGTTCCCGCAGGACGACGGCCACTACCTGTGGGTTCGGGACTTCGACGACGACAACGTCGTGTTCAAGCTCGAAGGCGACCCCGGGCCCGGCTGCTACCTCCTCGGCTACACGATCGATGGTGACGACGTCACCCTGGCCGACGGGGAACCGACCAAGGTCGATGTGCGCACCACCTACGAGCCGGTCGACGAGGCCCGCAATATCGCCGAGTGGATGCAGTCCCGGATCCACGTCGACTTCACGACGCGGGCTGACGACATGTTCGGACAGGGCCACCTGACCAAGGAGGAGCGCATCGCGCTCTCCAACGGCATCGGCGCCGCGCTCGACGCCTTCTCCCAGACCGTCGAGGACCTGGCTCCCCAGCTCCTCACCCGAGACCTGTGGGCCGACCCCGCAGCGACCACCCCTGAGTCCAAGGAGGACCAGACAATGCCCATCACCCAAGAGGAGCGGGCCGCGATCGCTGCCGAGGCGGCCACCGCTGTCATCACCCAGCTCACCGAGACCGGCGTCATCACCGCCCCGCCGGCGCCCGGCAGCGAGGTCGACGAGTCCGCCGCCAAGCTCACCGCCGCCGAGGAACGGGCCCAGCGCGCCGAAGAGGCCCTCCTCGTCGAAGCCGCAGGGCGGCACGTCGCCGCCAACGAGAAGGTCAAGGGCCTCCCGCAGGTCACCCAGACCCGGCTCGTCGAGTCCCTCTCCAAGGCCGTCGAGGCCACCGACGACGGGAAGCTCGACACGACCAAGCTCGACGAGGCCATCAAGGCGGCCGTCGACGACGAGGTGAAGTACCTCGACGAGGCCACCGGGTCGCCTGTGCGCGGTGTCGGTGACGCCGCCGCTGCCGTCGACGAGGCCGCGGTCGAGGGCCTCGAAAAGGCGTTCAGCCGGCTCGGCCTCGACGACAAGGCCGCCAAGGTCGCGACGGCCGGGAGGGCCTGATGGTCAAGCCCAAGAAGGATGATCCTCGCACCGTCGAGGTCACTCGTGGCGACGAGGCACATTGGGTGACCCCCGAGGTTGCCGGCGTGCTCGAGCAGCAGGGCTGGGAACGTGCGGGCGGCCCCGTCAGCGACATCGACAAGGCCGTCGAGAAGGCCACTGCCCCGCTCAAGGCTCGCATCGATGAGCTCAAGCAGAAGTTGGCCGACGCCGGCATCGACGAGCTCCCGACCACCGCGGCCGAGCTCATCGACTGGATCGGTGACGACATCGACCGTGCCACCCAGGCGCAGGCCACCGAGGCCGACCGCCCCGACCCCCGCAAGACCGTGCTCGAGCACATCGAGTCGGTCCTCAACCCCCCCTCCAAGGAGGACTGACCCATGGCCACCAACGAGATCTTCGAGCCGGTCGGCAAGCTCAGCCTGCCCGTCCCTGACGGCACCGCCGCCGGCACCGCGCTCATCATCTTCGGTGTCGTCCCCGCGGTGACGATCACCGCCGAAGGCGAGGGTGGCAACGCCGCCCTCCACGCCACCTGCGCGATCGACCCGGCGTGGGTGTTCGACCTCCCCGTGAAGGGCGAGGACGGCGCCGGCAACGCCGCCGTGTCGATCGGTGAGCTCGTCGTCGTCGACACCGACGGCGAGGTCAACGTCGACATCACCAACGGCACCGACTTCGGCATCGCCCTCGAAGCCGTCGCATCCGGCGCCACCAGCACCATCCGCGTCCTCCTCCTGCCGCCCCGCCCGGCGGCCTGAGCGAGACGATCAGAGAGGAAGGACCAACCATGCCCACTGCAACGATGGCCGACACGCTCGAGACGATCGCCGCGTCCGAGGCCGACGTCCGTCGGCTCTTCGACGGCGAGACCCGAGTGCGCGGCCACCACAGCGACGCCCGCTACATGTCGCAGCTCACCGAGGCGGCCAACCTGGTCGCCGACGTGTCCGAAGGCCGCCGGCCGATGTACCACCTGCAGGAGGCGCTCACCACCAGCGACTTCCCGCTGCTCTTCGGTGACATCCTCGACCGGCAGCTCCTCGCCGCCTACCGGGAGATCCCCGAGGTGTGGCGCGCCTACGCCCGGACCTCGACGGTCCCGGACTTCCGGCTCGTGTCCCGCCACGCGATCGACGGCGCCGAGGGCGCCCTCGAGGCCGTCGCGGAGCAGGCCCCGTACCCGGCCGCGACGCTCGAGGAGTCCCGAGACCAGTACCGGGTCGGCAAGTACGGCCGCCGACTCCCCTTGTCGTGGGAGACCCTGGTCAACGACGACCTCGACGCCTTCCGTGCGCTCCCCGAGCGGCTCGCCCGCGGCGCCCGCCGGTCGGTGCAACGGTTCGTGACCGACCTCTACGTCGACGCCAACGGGCCCCACGCCTCGCTCTACACGGCACCGTTCGCGAACATCGTGACCGGCAACCCGGTGCTGAGCATCGCGGCCCTTCAGACGGCGTACACGGTGCTCGCCGCGCAGCGCGACGAGGACGGCGAGCCGATCTTCATCGACTCGGTCACCCTCGTGGTGCCCCCGGCGCTGGAGGTCACTGCCCAGAACATCCTCAACGCCATCCAGCTGGAGATCGTCGAGCAGGGCGGCACCGCTAACCAGCGGCTCATCGCCCAGAACTGGATGAGCAACCGGCTCAAGTTGGTCGTCGACCCGTACATCCCGATCGTGGCGTCGACCGCCAACGGCAACACGATGTGGGCGCTGTTCGCGAACCCTGCCGACGGACGCCCCGCCCTCGAGGTCGGCTTCCTGCGGGGCCACACCGAGCCGGCTCTGTTCATGAAGCGCTCCGACGCCCAGCGCGTCGGCGGCACCGCGGGCCCGGACGGCGACCTGGCCGACTTCGACACCGACACGGTGCAGTGGAAGGTCCGCCACGTGTTCGGCGGCACCCGGCTCATCTCCACGGGCGGCCAGAAGGCCACTGTGGCCAGCCAGGGCGACGGCACCTGATCCGTCGCCACTGATCAGGTCGTGCGAGCGGGAGGTCAGATCTCGCTCGGGCTCATTACCCGAGAACGAAGCCGGTGCGACTCCGGTGTCTCGCCACCACCTGACGGGAGGAGCTGTCTGTGGCCTACGACCCCAACACCGACGCGGGGCGCGTACGGCTCCTTGTCACCGACACCTCCGACGACGAGGACGTCCGTCTCTTCACCAACGACGAGATCGACACGTTCCTCGCCCTCGAAGGGTCCAACGTGTTCCGGGCCGCCGCGCTCGCCCTCGAGACGGTCGCGGTCGACCAGGCTCTCGTCCTCAAGGTCATCCGCACGCTCGATGTGCAGACCGACGGGGCGAAGGTCGCCGATTCGCTCCTGAAGCGGGCCGAGAAGCTCCGGGCCCGGGCTGACGACGACGCCGCCGACGCGACGGACGACTTCGCGGTTGCGGAGTTCGCCGACCCGGTGTTCGGCCAGCGCGAGCGCTTCTGGCGGCAGGTCGATCGCGGGCTGGTCTGATGCCGCTGCCGAACAGCCGGCTGATGCACCCGCGATTCCACGAGAATCTTCGCCGGTCGGCGGTCGGTGACGCCGGGCTCCCGGACCACGGATTAATCTTCCGGCCCAGCGACGCGGCTCCGACCATCGACCCGGTGACGAAGGTCCTGACGCCGGCAGCGGGCGCCACCGTGTACACCGGGGACCTGCGGGTGCAGGCGGAGCCGTCGCAGCAGCGCGGCGACATTGACCAGGGCGACCAGCCCGTCACCCTCCACCGGTATCGGGCGTCCCTGCCGTACGGGGCCGATCAGATCCTCGTCGACGACGTCCTCGTCCTCGACCGGTCCGACGACGAGCAGCTGGTCGGCCGGCCCCTGATCGTGCGGGACGTGCACTACAGCACTTTCGCCGTCAACCGCTACCTGCTCCTCGAGGACCACCCCGAGCACCCGACCCCGGAGGCGTGATGGCCGACGACTTCCTCATCGAGATGGAAGGGCTCAACACCCTCGTCGCCGACCTCACGGTCACAGCCGACCGGGAGACCCGCCGGGCCGGCTCCGCCCTCGTGCGCGCCACCGCCTACCGGGTGGTCGGCACCGCCCAGCAGCTCGTGCCGGTCGACACCGGCACCACCAAGTCCTCGATCCACGCGTCGACACCGTCCGGTGGGCCGCTCTCCGGATTCTCCCTCGAAGCCGAGATCGGGCCGACCACCGAGTACGCGCCTCACCTCGAGTTCGGCACCGTGAAGATGGCACCCCACGCCTTCATGGGCCCCGCCCTCGACCGGCACACCCCAGACTTCGTCGACGGCGCCGCCCAGCTCCCGGACCTCCTCCGGTGAACCAGGTCCACATCCCCGCCCGCTCCCCGCACACCAACGCGCTGATTACCTGGCTCGCCACCCAGACCGGCATCGCGGTCGGCGACGGCGTCGCCCCGCAGGACGTCCCGGTCGGCTGGCAGGGCCAGCCCGGCATGTCGGCGTTCGTCCCGTACTTCGTCGTTCACTCGATCCCCGGGGGGCTCCTCGACGGCCCCATCGGCGACCAGCACGCGGACGCCGACCTGGTCTGGCAGGTCAACAACCACGGCGGCAACCGGGAGCAGGCGGAGGACGTCGCCGACCTCGCCCGGGCCGTGCTCCTCCGCCGCCCGATCCCGCCGCTGGACATCGCCGGGCGCGCCGTCATGTGGATCCGCAACGAGATCCCGGCCGGCGCCGCCCGTCAGGACAAGGACCTGCCGTCGATCTGGTGGTCCTTCGGCCAGTACCGGCTCGGCACCACCCCCATCACCTGACCCCCGGAGGTCACCATGGCTCTGCTCGCCCCGCAGGCCGTCGACGTCGACGGCCTCAAGCCCACCTTCACGGCCGCGGTCGGCGGCGGCGACACCATCGCGCCCGCCGAGGGCCTGGTGCTCGCCGTCACCAACGGCGACGCCTCCGCCAAGACCGTCACCCTGGTGCGCTCCGGCAGCCAGTACGGGCAGGCCAACCCCGACGTCGCCCGATCGGTCCCCGCCGGCGAGACCTGGTTCTTCCAGATCCCCCGCGAGTTCGCCGACAGCGACGGCCTCATCGACGTCACCTACTCGGCCGTCACCTCCGTGACCGTCGCTCTCCTGCAGGCTGCCTGATGGCCGCCAAGGTCGACATGACCCATCCCGACGGCGGGACCGCGTCCGTCTCCGAGCCCGCTGCCCGCGTCCTCGCCAAGCAGGGGTGGAGACGCGCCGACGGTGTCGAGCTCGTGCAGGAGCCCGCCGGCCACGACCTCCAGCTCGAGCAGCTGGGCGCCCTCACCGAAGAGGAGCTCGACGAGCTCCAGTCCCTCAGCCCCGAGGACCTCGAGCTCCTCGCCGACCCGTCCCAGGAGGACTGACCCATGGCCCGCTACCCCTTCGAGGAGTTCACCCGCGTCCACTGGGTCCCCGGTGCCGCAGGGATCGCCGACATCGACAGCCCGACCGTCGCCGAGATCAACGCCGGCACCGACATCACCTGCTTCATCACCAAGGACGGGCTCAGCCCGGGCGGCTCCACCAACAAGGTCGACGGCGGCTCCCTCTGCAACCGGCTCGACTCCCAGACCATCGGCTCCGTCGGCTACGACTTCACCCTCAAGATGTTCCGCGACAACGCCGCGGGCGGCGATGACGCCTGGGATCTCGCCAACTGGGGCGACGAAGGGTTCCTGGTGGTGCGCCGCGGGGTCGACTACGCCACCGCGTTCGCCGCCGCCCAGAAGGCCGAGGTGTACCACGCGCAGATGGGCGAGCCCGTCTCCGCATCCTCCGCGGCGAACGCGCAGCAGACCTTCGAGCTCGGCATGGCCATCCAGGCGGCCGAGCTCAAGGCGACCGTCGCCGCATGACCACGGTCGACGACTTCCTGGCCACCGCCACCCCCCGCACCGAAACGGTGCGGGTATGTGCGCGCAACGACCTCGTCGCACGTCACCTCGAGCTCACCGCCGCCCTCCGAGACGCCCTGGCCGCCACGCCGTCGGATGCGCTCGCCACCGACCCGAGCGTCACCGCCGAGGCCGAGCTCCTCGCCACCCAGGTCGTCGAGGTCGAAGCCGAGATGGAGATGTCGACGCTCGAGGTCACCCTCACCGGGATCGGCGCGAAGGCGTGGGCCGACCTGCTCCGCCAGCATCCACCCGACCGGCAGAAGCACCGCGGGTACGCGCACAACCCCGACACGTTCCCGCCGGCCGCGGTCGCGGCGTGCGCGACCGATCCGATGATCAGCGAGACGCAGGCGGTCACCATGTTCGCCACCCTCGCCTCCGCGGAGTGGACGAAGCTGTGGGTCGCGGTGGTCGGGCTCAACGAGCTGGAGACCCCGCACCCAAAACTGGTGGCCGCTACCGACCTGCTCCGAGCGAGGCAGCCATCGGCCGCTTCACCGGGGAACGAGGGATCGCCCGGTCAGCCTTCCTCGGCCGGCAGCGGCGCGCCGTAACCGAACACCACTACGACGACCAGGGCCGCCTGGCCCGTTCGGTCACCACGTTCGATGCCGAGTGGACCGACGAGGACATCGCGGATGCGCTCGATTGGCAGGGGTACCAGGACACGCTCTGCAAGGGCTGTGGGTTCCCGACCGACGAGTCGATGGCGATGGGCCGCGACCAGGACTACGACGCCGAGATCCTCGTCTGCCACGCCTGCCGGGCCGCTGACCTGACCGAGCGGGTCTACCGCGACGGCAAGGGCGATCCCGCCGGGATCCGACGGCAGATCGTCGAGCGCCGCCCACCGGAGAACGAGCTGACGACCTGACGACGAGGAGGTGAGCGGTGACCGAGAAGACTGTCGTCGCTCGCCTCCGGCTCGAGATCGACCAGTACCTCGCCAACGCGAAGCGCGCCGGTGCCGCCACTCGCGACCTCGGCCGGGAGATCTCGGGCGCCGGTACCACGGGTAAGGCGGACCTCGACAAGATCGGCCGTTCAGCGCTCCTCATGGCTGGCGGGCTCACCGCCGCGTTCGTCCTGTCTGGCAAGGCGGCGGTCGACTGGGAGTCCGACTGGGCGGGTGTCACCAAGACTGTCGAGGGCACCGCCGCCCAGATGGCTGGCCTCGAGGACGGCCTCCGTGATCTCGCCGGCGAGCTTCCCGCCACCCACGGGGAGATCGCGGCGGTCGCGGAGGCCGCCGGCGCGCTCGGGATCCAGACGTCGGCCATCGAGGGCTTCACCAAGACGATGATCGACCTTGGCGAGACCACCGACGTCACCGCCGACCAGGCGGCCACCGCGTTCGCTCGGATCGCCAACATCATGGGTACCGCCCAGACCGACTTCGATCGGATGGGTTCCACCCTCGTCGAGCTCGGCAACAACGGCGCGTCGACGGAATCGGAGATCCTCGAGCTCGCCAACCGGCTCGCGGCCGCCGGGAACATCGCGGGGCTGACCGAAGCCGACATCCTCGCTATGGCCTCGTCGCTCGCGTCAGTGGGAGTCGAAGCCGAGGCCGGCGGCACCGCGCTGTCGAAGGTCTTCACGTCCGTGTCGGACGCGGTGCTGGATGGGTCCGAGAAGCTGGACACCTTCGCCCGGGTGGCTGGCCAGACCTCGGAGCAGTTCGCCGCGTCGTTCCGTGACGACCCGGCCATGGCCATCGATGATTTCGTGTCGGGCCTGGGCCGGATGATCGAGTCGGGTCAGTCGCTGACCCCGGTGTTCGAGGAGCTCGAGCTCACCGACATCCGGCTGATGAACGCCCTGAAGTCGACCGCGGGTGCCGGTGACCTGCTCACCGAGTCGTTGCGCATGGGTCGGCAGGCGTGGGAGGACAACAACGCCCTCCAGACCGAGGCGGAGAAGCGTTACGACACGACTGCCGCCAAGCTCGAGATCGCCCGCAACAACGTCGTCGACCTTGCGATCAACGTCGGTGACCGGCTCCTCCCCGCCTTGTCGGGAGCGGCCGACGCGGCCTCGACGACCGCCCAGGGGTTCTCGGAGATGCCGGGGCCGTTGCAGACCGCCACGCTCGGGATCGGTGGGGTCGCGACGGCCGGGCTCGGCATGGCCGCTGGCGCTGCGATCCTGATCCCGAAGATCCGGGAGCTGCGCATCGCGCTCCTGACGATGGGCGCGGCGGGTCGGGCCGCGTCTACCGCGATGCCGTGGCTCGCCGCGGCGGCGGCGGCCGTCGCGGCAGTGTCGTTCGTATTCGGTCAGAATGCTCGTAGGGCTGAGGAGGCCGAGGAGGCCACCAAGGGCTTCACCGACGCCATCCGTGAGGCCGGTGACGCCACTCAAGGGACGCGCAGCCATCTCGAGGACATGGTGGCCGAGACGCCGGCGCTGTCCGAGCTGCTCGAAGCGACCGACACTTCACTCGACGATCTGCAGGCCGGGTTGACGGGCGCCGGCGCCGCCTTCGAGACCTTCAAGCAGGGGCTCCTGGAGAGCGCCGACGCCGCCGGAGTGAGTAAGGACGCGATGGCCCTCGCGATGTTCGGCATGGACGGCTTCCGTGACTCCGCTCTCGGTGGTGCCGACGAGGCAGAGCGGCTGGGTCGGCTCATCGGTGACACCGGTGATGCCGCAGCCGGCGCCGCACCTCCTGTCGGGTCGCTCGCCGGGGAGCTCGGCCTGTCCGCTGATGAGGCGGAGCGGGCTCGGGAGGAGTTCGAGGATCTTCTCGATGCCTACCGGGGGTCGGTCGACCCGCTGTTCGGGATGCTCGACGCTCTTTCTGCGAACCGGGAGGCGTTAGGCGCGGAGGCCGCAGCCCGGGAGGACGCGACCGTCACCGCCGAGGAGCTAGCGGCCATGTACCAGGCCGTCGCGGAATCCGCCCTAGACGTCGAGATCCGTGCCCGTGAACTTGCCCTCGCCATAGCCGACGGGACGGTGTCGGTCGAGGCGGCGAAGGGCATGCTCGCCGAATGGGTCGACCAGGGGCTCATCACCGAGGCCCAGGCCGCCAAGGTCTCCGAGCAGTTCGCCGCGGCGGCCTACACCGCCGAACTGTTCGCCGGGGATTACGTAGCGACCGTCGTCACGAACGCAGCCGCCGTAGGCAAGGAGATCGACACCCTCACCAGGAAGCTCGTTGACCTGTCCAAAGTGCCTTACCCGATCCTGTACGGCACGCTTCCGCCCCCGCCATCGGGCGGGGTCGGCGGGAAAGGCATCCTCTACCGGGCGGCGGGCGGCTGGATCCCCAAGGGGACCGACACCGTCCCGGCGATGCTCACCCCCGGCGAAGGCATCGTCACGACCAAGGGCATGTCGATGCTCGGCCCGTCCGGGCTCGACGCGATCAACACCGGCCGGGTGGGCGAGCGAATCGCCGGGGCCATGTTCGCCGGCAACGCCGGCGGCAGCTACTCGGGTCTCACCGCGCCGACCGGTGGGGGCGGTGGGTCGACCTCGTACGACCAGTCCCGGCACGTCACCCTCCAAGCCCCGATCGAAGTCATCGGCGCCACCTCCCCGGTCGAGACCGCCGAGCGCGCCGTGTTCCGACTCCGCCGCACCGCCCTCGAGCTCAACGGATGAGCGAGTACCTCGTGTTCGCCGGCGTCGCCCTTCTCGAACCACACCCCGGTAGTGGCCCGATCGTCGCCGAGGACCTCACCCCGCTCCGCAACTTCGCCCGTCGCGGCGAGAACCGGGTGCTCCCCGGCGCCCCCGGCCGCAGCTCGCTGCCGCACCTCCGCGACGAGCTCAACGTCACCATCACCTGGGAGGTCAAGGGCATGCGGCTCCACACCGGAGACCCGGCCCCCGACCCGGTCGTCGGCGTCGAAACCAACCTCGAGTTCTACCGGTCGTTGTTCTTCGACGACGGCGACGCCCAGACCGAGCATCCCGTCGAACTACACGAGTACGCCGGCTCCACGTTCGCCGGCGCCCTGCAGGTCATCGATTACGCGGGGGTCCGCACCGGCCCGATGACCGGAACGATCCTCACCCTGTTCCGCATCGCCTCCGGCGAGCTCACGGAGGTCCCATGACTAAGCGGCTCTCCCGCGCCTACGCGCAGAAGCTCCTCGACTCCACCGCCCCCGACCTCACGGCGGTGAACCTCAAGGTGGCGGCGATCGACGCGTCGCACGTGGACTCCGTCGCGCATGACTTCCTCGACGACATCTCCGGTGGCGACATCGTGCAGACCTCCGGGAACCTCGCGTCGAAGACGATCGTCAATGGCGTGTTCGACGCCGCAGACATCGCGATCGGGTCGCCGGGTTCGGGTGGGCCGATCACCCAGAACTGGCTTTACCACGACACCGGCTCCGCGGCCACGTCGTTGCTGATCTTCTACTGGGACGAGGACGCCGCCGGGTCGCCGATCTCTATCACGGTCAACGGCGAGGCGATCACCTACGTGTGGAACGCCGCCGGGATCTTCAAGATCGGCGGCTAGGTGGCACCTCAGACCCACCCCGCCCCGCACCTCGACGGGTCGACCGAGTACGGCCACGGCTACACGATCCCGCAGTCACACGCCGCCCCGTTCCTGCAGGTCGGGTTCGGGTTCGGCCCCGGCGCCGTCGTCGGCACCCCCACCGCCGGGCTCGTCGTCAAGGCCGCCGACGGGACCGTGCTCACCGGGGCCGCCGGCCGCGAGTTCCTCGACCCCATCTCCGGCGCCGGGACCTGGAGCCTCAACCTCCTCAACAGCGACCCGGACATGCCCGCCTTCGACGACGTCCTACGGTTCGAGCTCGACGGCCGCCACGTGTTCTCCGGGGTCGTCCGCGACAAGCGCATCATCACCCACGCACAGGGTGAGGAGGCCGGGCAGACCACCCACCTCAGAGGATGGGACCGCCTCGGCCTCCTCCGCCGCGGCCTCATCCGGCCCTCCCGCGGCGTCGACGCGGTCCCGGTCGAGCGGATCCGCACGTGGTCGTGGCTCTCCTCCGACTACAACGACAGCGCCTGGCCCGGCTCCAAACGCATCCGCCCGGCCCGCACCCCGCACCCCTACCATCCGAACCGGGCGCTCCCGGAGTACTGGCCCGACGCTGGCGCGTGGTGGGTCGCACCCGACCGGCCCGACGTCTCCGGGTCCGACGCCCCCCTCGGCACCTCCATCTACCGCTGGTCGTTCAACCTCCCCGACGACGGCGACATAGAGATCTTCACCGGCCTCAACAACAAGGGCACCGTCTGGTTCGACGGTGCCCGCCTCGGTGACATCGAGAACGCCCCCGCCTCCGGGAACCGGGTCCGCATCGAAGGCGCCACCGCCGGCGACCACATCATCGCCGCCAGGGTGACCAACTTCATCCGCGACACTGGGTTCATCGGCACCGTCTGGACCGTTGACTCAGACGGGCTCCTCGACGGGCTCGTCGCCTCTACCGACGCCGACACCGTCCTCTGCATCGGCTACCCCTCGGCGCTGCCGGGGTTCACCCCCACCGAGATCGTCCGCCGCACGCTCGAGGAGATCCAGGGCACCTACGGGGAGCTCCTCGACGTCACCCTCGACTTCACCGACGCCCTCTACTCCGACGGCACCCCCACCACCCAAGTGGCGGAGGTCACCGCTGATGTGGGGCGGTCGCTGTTCGAGCTGCTGCTGGCGATGTCGGACTGGCTCGTCGACGTGAAGATGTCACCGGGCGGGCCGTTGCGGATATGGCCATGGGGCGGTAGGGGTGGGACGCCGGGCGTGTTGATCCTCGCGACGGGCGACCGCGGGACGTCGGATGTGGAGGAGCTGGTCCACGACGGCCGCACGATCGCCGCGAACGTCCTCCTGATCCTGTACCGCCGCGGGTACACCACCGTCTCCGCCGTCGGCATCGGCGAGGACGTGGTGCCCGACTTCCTCGACGCGTCGGACATCGACGACGAGGCGACCGCGCAGCGGATCGGCCTGCAGCTGATCGACAACCGCCGTGCCGTCTCCTACGCCCGCACCCTCGCCCTCTCCCCCAACTCGCCGGCCCCCTACGACGCCTTCGATGTCGGCGACATGGTGACCCACGACGACGAGGCTGGCGGGTCCGACCTGTTCCGCGTCCTCTCCGTGAAGGTGTCCGACGACGGCGACGACCTGTCGAAAGTGCTGCAGACCGCCGACCGGCGCGCCGGTGTGGAGGAGCGGCACGAGAACTGGCTGCAACGCCGGGCGCACGGGTCGATGGCCGGCGGGGCACGCGCCGTGGGACGCGGCGGCGAACCGATCGGGAACATCCACCGGATCTCCGAGAAACAGGTCGCGGAAATCTCGTTCCAGGACCCGACCGACGGGCTGATCTCCGGCAAGACCCCAGCGGACTCGTCGGGGAACCTCATCGAGATCCACGTGGAGGTGTCCACCGCCGCCGACGTGGCGACCACGACGGCCACCGAGGTCGAGGTGACGAAGAACGGCGCGGCCCTGGGGACGGTCACGGTCCCAGCGGGGGAGACGTCGGCTGAGCTCGACCTGGCGGCGGCGAAGGTCTACCGGAACGTCGACCGGTTCCGTGCCGAGGTCGTCACCGCCGGCGACCCGGTCAACGGGATCAGCGTGCAGATCCGGGTGATCTAGTTGGCCCTCGTCCGAGAGCACGTCTACAGCGTCTCCGTCACACACGAGGCGACGAGCGTCGCCGCCGTCAACGGCAACCTGTACGTCGGCACCAGCGACACCGGCATCCCCACCACCGGCGTGCTGGAGATCGTCAGCCAAGCCAACCCGGCCTCTCATGGCCTTTACGAGAACACCAGCGGCGTCGACGACCCGGAATATGTGACGGTCTACAACGGCAAGCTGTACGTGACCCAGTTCAGGTCTAGCGCCGCTAACAACATCTACCAGGTTGACGTCGGCTCCGGGATCGCACTGTTCGCGACGACGACGATCCAGCCTTACGCCGTGATGTTCCGGGCCGACGGCTCGTTCTGGGTGACCAACTTCTCGACCACCATCGAGCGACGTTCGGCGGCTGGCGCATTCGTCGGCAACATCACAGCCCCCGCCAGCGTGGGTAGCGGCACCTTCTACGGCGGGTCCTGCTACCTCCCCAGCTTCGTCGTGGACGACATCTTTGTAGTCGACGAGTCCACGCTGGCAGTGACCGCTCTTTCGATGTCAACCGACTCGGTCGGTGAGACCCTAGAAGTCGTCGGCGACCGCATCTACTGGACCGACCGCAACCTCTCGCCGGTCGGGAACATCTGGTCGAGCGCTCTCGACGGCTCCGACCAGACGCTCGAGTACACGAACACCGACTGGGAGCCGCTCTTTGTCCGCCACATCGGGGGCTACCTGTACGTCGTGGATGCCACGTCGGATGCCAGTGTGGTCTACCGGTTCGCTGTCGGTGGTGGCAGGTGGACGTTGGGAAGGGTCGGCTGTTCCGGCTGATTGACCGGCGGATAGGAGGGGGTCGAATGCCGCTCGCGTCCCCACGCGACATCGTCGCCGCCATCAAGGACTACGGGCTCAAGGTCCGCGAACGGCCCGGCTGGGAGATCCGGGGAACCGGCTACCGGTTCGAGCCGATCGGCCAGGCATGGCACCACGACGCCATCAGCGAAGCCTGGAGCGACGCACAGGCCGAGACTCTCCTGGCCAATGGGCGCACCGACCTGAGAGGCCCGCTGTGCAACGACGCGGTCGACTCCGACTCGACCGTGGTCCTCATCGCCTACGGCAACGCCAACCACGCCGGACGCAACGAGGCCGACGTGATCACCCGTCTCCGCAACGGGCTCGCCCCGCTCGGCGACGCCCGCGACGACCCCGACGGCGACACCGTCGTCGGCAACCCGCTCCTGTGGGGACACGAGTGCCGCAACACCGGCACCGGCCGGGACCCGTGGGAGCAGCTCGACGCCATGGAGCGCCTCGGGGCCGCGCTCTGCGACGTCAACGGGTGGGACCCCGACGCCAACGCCGCCCACCGCGAGCTAACCGCCCGCAAACCCGACCCGGCCGGGATCGACATGTTCGCCTTCCGCCGAGACGTCGGCCGGATCCTCGCCACCCACAACGCGCCCCCCACCGAGGAGGACGACCTCATGTTCATCGCCAAGGGCGAGGGCTACCTCACCCGGTTCTTCGCGCCACCGCTCGCAACCACGATCAGCTCGGCCACCGAGAAGAAGCACGCCGCGAAGGGCGTGAAGGTGCTCCCGTTCGAGAAGGACGAGGTCGAGCGGATGCTCAAGCAGGTCGGTCAGGCCCTGACCGACCAGGACGTCGTCGACGCCATCGACGCCATCGACGGCGGCGGCTGAGCCGGATGCGTGGCCTCGTCGCCGTTGCCGTCGCCCTGGTGGTCCTCGGGCTCATCCCCACGGAGGCCGCCGCGCTCGTCCTCGCCGCGCTGGCGCTGGTCGTCGCCGGCCTCGCCTATACGGCGGCGATGCGGGTCCAGCGGGCGTTCCGGCACGAGATGGCCAAACAGTCCACCGCCGTCGACCAGCTGGTCGCCACAGCGAACGGCGTGGAAGCGCAGATCCGAGACGATGGTGGCTGATGGACCCTGCTCTGGGCGGGATCATCGGCGGGTCCCTCGTCGCGCTGATCGCCGGGCTATTCGCGCTCCGGCAGACACGCATCATCGAAGGCCAGAAAGCGGAGGCACAGACCAAAACCGAGGCGATCGACTCGGTACGCCTCCAGGTCGAGGGGTGGGCACGGCTCGACGCCGCCCACCAGGTCGAGCTCGCCCGCAAGGACCAGACAATCAAACGGCTACGCGCGGATCTCGCCCACTGCCGGCAACACCACAGGGAGCGTGACGGTGCCTGACCAACCCATTCGGCAGTCGATGCGATGGCTCATCATCGCCGTCGTCTGCTCCGCCGCGCTCAACATGGCCGGCTCCGGCATGTTCGTCTGGCAGTCGTGGGCGGCCCGCCAGCAGAACTGCGACGACGTGACCGCCGCGTTCGACGCCTACACCGACGCTCTCGCTGAGGTCACTTCCGCCGACCCGGAGACGGTCGCCGAGTTCCGGGCCGCGTACGAGCCCGAGCTGGCGAACTGCCACTGAACGTGGGGACCTGATGCCCAAGCTGTTCTTGCGCGCGGCGCATCCGCTGTTCCTCATCGGCTACCAGGGCGTGATCGTGATGATGCTGTGGACGGGTGCCGCGTCTGCTCTAGCTGATCCGGACGCAGGGTCGCCCCCGATCCTCATCGCGTTCTACGAGTTCTGGCCGATCAACGCTTGGGGCTGGGTCTACCTCGCGGTCGGCGTGGTGCTGGTCGTCGGATTGTTCGAGGAACATGCCGCGCGGGCGGGCCTCGGCCTCACCGTCCTCTTCTTGACGATGCGGCTCGTGTTCCAGATGCGCCAGACGCTCATCATCTGGCAAGACGGAGCGCCCTGGCGGGAGCTGCTGAACACGGTCGCCGGCCTCGGGATCCTCTACGGCTTCGTGTCGTGCGTGTTCATGATGCTCATGACGCCCTTCAGCTACGTCGACCCGACCGACCCGGACGTGACCGTGTTCAGGACGTCGAACGGAAACGGCCAGCCGTGAGGCTGCTGGCGGTGACGGTCATGGATCTGGCCGCGAACATCCTCATCCCCGCGGCCTCCGTCGCTGTCGCCGCCTACGGCCTCGAGCATGTTCGTCGCAAGAACAACCGCATCACCACTGCCGAACAGGTGACAGCGAAGGTCGAGCAGGCGGCGGCGGAGGTCGCCCAGGCGGTGAGCAGGGATGCCAGCACGCTCGCGTTCCTCCAGGAGCTGCGTGAGGGTCAAGCGGACGCGCTCAGGGGCGCTCGAGCGGAGATCGCCGAGTTCCGAGGCCAGATGAAGGAGATCTCCGAGCAGCGCCGTGCCGACCGAGCGGCCTGGGACGCGGAGGCCCGGACCCTCCTCGCCAAGATCACCGCGCTCGAAGCAGAGCTGCGGTCGTTGAAACCGAACAACTAGCGGAAGGCCCCCCACCATGCCCCGAAAGTTTGTTCTCTCTGCCGTCGCGCTCGTGGTGACGCTGACCGCCGGGTTCCTGTTCACCGACCCGCTCGACGCACTCACGAACCCGGACGCCTGCGTCAAGGCGCTCGCCCACTCGGCGGAGCTCCGTGACTTCTACGACGCGGCGGACGACCAGGCGCTCACGTCGGCGGAGACGATTGAGCGGGATCGGGACCTGGCGCTCGCGGCGAAGGCCGAGGCCACATGCTCTGCGCCGGTCACCACGACCACCACCGCGCCGACCACCACCACCACGGCCGCGCCTACGACGAGCACAACGGCCCCGCCCGCCACCGGCGCGAAGATGCTGTGGCGTCCGCCGTTCGACCCGGCCGCGCCGCCCGCCGGCACGCAGGTGTCCACCGTCCCCGCATCGGGTGGCACCTACACCGGCTCAGCCGGTCGCCGGCTCCTGCTGCGCATGCCGGTCGAGGTCCGGGGCAGGGTCACCGTCCGGGATTGGGATGAGGTAGTCATCATCGGCGGGCGCATGGTCGCAGGGTCCGCCGGCCAGCAGCGCGTTCTCGTGTTCGAGAACAACGGCAAGGTCCACGTCGAAGGGCTGTGGATCGACGCGACCGGCGGCCAAAACTGGCAGGCCGACGCGATCATCGCCAACAGCCGCCGGGCCGGGTCGTCGATCACGGTGCAGAACGTCTACGTCCATGACGTCAACGGGCAGGCCGGGTCGCAGGAAGGTGACCCAGAGCACGGCGACGTGTTGCAGACGTGGGCCGGACCGTCGATCCTCCGGGTCGCCTATCTGTCGGCGAACACCCGCTACCAGGGCTTGTATCTGCAGCCGTCGCAGTCCACCGAGCCTCCTTACGGGACGTGGGAGCTGCGGCATATCGACATCCGCCGGCCGACCGCGGCGGGCTGGCACCTGTTCCACCTCGACGGCTCCCCATCCCCGGCGCTGCAGACCGAGGACCTGTGGGCGCACGCTCCGCTCGAGCCGAACCAGTCGGGTGATGTCGTCTCCGACAACTTCGACGCCCGGGTCACGATCGGCCAGCCGCCCGAGCGCATGGTCGACCCCGACGACGTGGGCCTCAGTTACGTCACACCCGGCTACCTCTAGGAGCTCGTCGTGTCGCTGCTCGTGATCATCCTGATCGTGGTCCTCATCCTGATCCTCATCGGCGCGGCCCGGTAGAGGCCCTGTCACCTTTGAAGCACGCCGCGGTCGGCCTGGTGCTGGCAGTCGCGGCGTGCGGGGATACCGCCCCGCCCGAGCAGCACGTCACCACCGGCCCCGCCGCCACCGGGCAGCTCGTGCCCGCCGGGTGGGTCATCGCCCTCCCCACCACGACCGAACCACCGACCACGACGACCACCCACCCCCCAAGTACGACGATCACGAGCACCACGGCCGCCCCCCGGCCGCCGGCGCCCCCACCGCCACCCGCGGGCGAGGCGAGGCCAACCGGGGGAGCAGACGTCAACTGGGACGCCATCGCCGCATGTGAGTCCGGTGGCAACTGGTCGATCAACACCGGCACCGGCTACTACGGCGGGCTCCAGTTCGCTCAGGGCTCATGGGAGTCGGCTGGTGGCCTGCGATACGCGCCTCGGGCTGACCTGGCCAGCCGGGAACAGCAGATCGCCACCGCGGTCGTGCTCTCCGACGGCGGGAGCAACGTCATGGGCCACTGGCCCACCTGCGGAACGCGCGCCTAGCTGGTCGCCCTAGTTCCTGCGCGTGACACCCAACAAGGAGAACCACCATGTTCAAGCATTGGGCCATGCCCGTCACCAGCCGTCCGTGGGCCATCGCCACCGTGGCGCTGGAACGCATCTGGCGTCTCAGCTTCAAGCGGCTCCCGCTGGGCCGTGCCAAGCACGTCGCATGGGAGCGCGCGGTGGGTGTCCGATGAGCTCCCCCGATCGGTTCCCCGTCCGTGTCGTCGTCCTCGCCCTCGGCCTCGTGCTCGTCGGCAGCGTCGCAGCGATCACGTTCCTCGCCTTCACACAGACGCCGATCCCCGACGCTCTGACGCAGCTGTCGATCGGTGCGCTCACCGGTACGACTGCTCTCCTGGCCCGGACCCAGCCCGCCACGGCCACCGAGGTGCAGGTGATGAACACCCCGGCCGACCCGGTGCCCACCACCTCCGACGTCGACGAGCTGTTCGGTGACGCTGGCGTCACCGTCCTCGAGGTCGCCGCGATCTCGTTCGGGGTGGTCCTCGTGATCCTCCTCATCACCATCGCCTGATGCCACTCGAGGAGATCGACACCCGGCCCGGCGGGTTCGTCTGGAAGGCGTACCCCGGCCAGGTCGTCGAGGGCACCTGGGGAGACGGAGCCAACGACTTCCCCGACGGATACCTGGCGGGCCGCACCTTCGAGGTGCAGATCTCCGACGCGTCCGGCGTCATCGACACGGTCGCCGCCGACGTAGCCGCCAACACGGTCACAGCGACCCTCACGATCCCCGCTGCTGGCCGCTACGTCGTCAGCCTGTGGGACACGACCGGCACCCCGCAGATCGCCACCTGGACGGCCCTGCACTCCGACGAGGCCGCCGCTGCCCCGCCCGCTGGGCTCACCGTGCCGGTGCAGGTCGTCACCTCGTCGATCACGATCCCGATCGACTTCCACGCCGCATCCGCCGGCGGCGATGGCGAAGGGGGAGTCACCGACCACGGCCTGCTCACCGGGCTCGGCGACAACGATCATCCGCAGTACGCACTCGTCTCCGCCCTCACCGCCGAGGCCGCCGCCCGTGCCGCGGCGGACACCGCTGAGGCGACAGCTCGCGGCAACGCCGACGCCCTGCTGATCCCGCTCACCCAGAAGGGCTCCGCCTCGGGCGTGGCCGAGCTCGACGGCGCCGGCAAGGTCCCCTCGGCGCAGCTCGCGGTGACGAAGGCTGAGGTCGGGCTGTCGAATGTCGACAACACGTCCGATGCCAACAAGCCGGTCTCGGCCGCGCAGCAGGCGGCGTTGGACGCGATCGTCAACGGGCAGGTGTTCACCGGGGAGGTCGAAGCCCCGACGGTGAGGGCCAACGGTCAGACCGGGGCGACGGAAGACCGTATCCTCTCAGGCGGCACTGCCTCCGGCCCGCCTGCGAGCGGCACGTGGGTGGCCGGCCAAGTGTCTATCGACGACACAGGTGCGCTCTACTTCTGCACGGTCGGCGGGACACCCGGCACGTGGGTCGACAAGTACGGCGCAGCGATCGCCGCGCTCCCCGAGCTGGCGGCCGTCTTCCCGGTGGAGCTGGACGTCGTCACGGACCCGACCGAGGCGAGTTTCAGTCTCGCAGACGTGTTCGTTCGCCGCCTGTTCAACGCCACCCCAACGGCAGCGGTGAGCGGCACGGGGCCGACCTCAATGCTCACGAGCACGTACACGATGCCTGCCGACACCGTGGCAGTCGGAGATGTGTTGGAGATCCAGGTGTGGGGGACGACTGGCAACAACGTGGGCGGCAACCAGACCGACACGATCCGCATCAAGTGGGGAGCGTCGAACCTGTGGACCAGTGGGGCGCTCACGTTCGCCAACGCGGGGGCGGCGACGTACCCCTGGTTCATCAGCATGACGATGCGCCTGACCTCAACGGCTGGGGGTACATGGGATCCGTACGGGACGATGGTGGTCGGGCCTGTGACGGGTGGAGCCGCCACATTGCATCGGATCGCCCCAGGCACCCAGGTCGCTTACACACCGTCCGGCGTCGGTAGTGCGATCGACTTCACCTCGGCGCACGACACCGCCAGCGGGGCGATGCTGACGACATGTAGGGCGTTCACCGTGCGACGCATCCCGGCCGGATCGTGACCCCGGCGCAAGCTCGAGCGATGGGCCAACTGGTCATCGTCGCGGGCCAGTCGCTCTGTGTTGCCCCTGCCGGGGGCTCCACGACGTTCGCCTACAAGACGTTCAACCCGCTCGGGATCCGCTACCGCATCCGGGCGGTCGGCGGCACCCATTGGGACTCCACAGGGTTCGACCTCGCCGGGGTCGCCCCGATCCAGGTCGACCCGTTCGCCAAAGCCGCCACGTCGACGACGCTCATCATGTGTGGCGGGACGACCGACATCCACAACGGCGACACGGCGCAGCAGGTCTACGACGACATGGTGGCCTACGCCGACGCCCGCCGGGCTGAGGGGTTCGGGACGATCGTCAACCTCACCATCCCCCCGAACACGGCCAACACCGGCGGCCAAGAAACCGTCCGGCAAGCTGCCAACGTCCTGGTCCTCGCCGACGCTCAAGACGCGTTCGACATCAAGGTCGACCTCACCGGCAACGCCAACCTCGAGGACGAGGGGAACGTCACCTACTACTACGACGGGGTGCACTGGAGCGAAGCGGCGACAGCGATCGTCGCCGCGCTTCTGACCGCTGCGCTGCCCTAGTCCCGGTGCTATCCCGATGGCCGACGTCGTCCAGTGGATCGACGACAACGGGGGACGCAACTAGACCCACGCTGCTCTAGTCCCACGGCCCGTGCTAGCCCAGCTTCCGAAGCGCTCCTCGCCCCCTCTTCCCACACCGGGAGGAGGGGGCATCGTCGCGTCCAGACCCCGAGCTCACCTACAGCTCGCCGGCGCTCAACCGCCGCCGCCCACGCCCTGACGCACGACGCGGTCATCCCCGGCACCGACAGCAACCGTCACCAGCCAGGTCTCCCCGCCGCTCGCCTTCTCGTCGACGAGCTCGAGCGCGTGTGCTACCGACCGGGCGCGGTGCCAGGTGCTCGTGTTGACGATGTGGAGCCGGTACCTCTTGCGCATCGAGTGATCGTCGCGCCGAGGGTGTGACACTCCGGATCAACTCGGGTCGCGCTTCCCCCGCCCTGCCCCCCTCGGGCGTCATCACCAGCACGCACCACGGCCACCGACGCCCGCTCATGACGCCAGAGCCGCCCGTTGGCGGGTGGTGGGGACGTGCAAGCGCCGTTCGGGACGCAGAGGTCGGGAGTTCAAATCTCCCCCACCCGACCACAACGCCCCAGGTCAAGGACACTTTCCGGCCCACCCCGCCAGCGGTCCGGTCACGTCTGCCCCCGGTTCTGCCCCCCTACGTCACACCCCGCGCCTACCGTGACGCCCGATGACCGGGTACCTCCGCCACCGCGCCGGGGCATGGCGGCTCCGAGTCGACGCCGGCCCCGACCCCATCACCGGCAAGCGCCGACACGTCTACCGGACCGTCGCCGGCCCCGACACGCGCACCGGGGAGCGCGCCGCACGTCGCGAGCTCGCCAAGCTCGTCACCGAGGTCGACGCCGGACGCACCGTCCCCTGCGCCGGCACCACCATGGCCGGGCTCCTCGAGCGTTACATCCAGCACCGCGCCCCCAGCTGGTCCCCCGGCGCCGCCGACGAGACCCGAGCCCGCATCGCCAGGCACCTCGCCCCGCGCATCGGCACGATCGCCGTCGACCGGCTCCGACCCGTCGACCTCGACCACCTCTACACCCGGCTTCGCGCCGAGGGCCTCGGCCCCTCCAGCGTCGCCCGCCTCCACGACATCCTCCGTGCCGCCCTCCGCCAGGCCGTCCGCTGGGACCTGATCACCTCGTCGCCGGCGGACCGGATCGACCCGCCACGGCGCTCCAGGAGCGAGATCGTCCCGCCGAGCTCAGCCGACGTCACCCGGCTCCTCGACGCCGCCGACCCCACCCTCCGCCTGTACATCCGCCTCTCCGCCGTCACCGGCGCCCGCCGCGGCCAGGTCTGCGCACTCCGCTGGACCGACGTCGACCTCGACGCCGGCGAGATCCGCTGGACCCGCGCCCTCGCCAAGGTGAAGGGGGGCGCCGTCGAGAAGGGCACCAAGACCGGGCTCCGCCACCCCGTGGCCCTCGACCCAGCGACCATCGTCGAGCTCCGAGACCATCGCATCCGGCAGGCCGAGTCCTCGCTCGCCGTCGGCGCCCCGCTAGTCGACGATGCTCATCTCTTCTCGCGGGATCCGGCTGGCCGGCAACCGTGGCACCCTGACGGCGCGACCCAGCGGTTCGCAGCGCTGCGCAGGCGCCTTGACCTCGAGCACGTGCGTCTCCACGACCTCCGGCACTGGATGGCCACCCGGCTTCTCGCCGACGGGTATGACATCGGCACGCTCGCCGGCCGGGGCGGCTGGGCGAACACCACCACCCCGCTCGAGGTGTACTCGCACTTCCAGCCCGCCCGCGACCGGCAGGCCGCCGACCACCTCGGCCAAGCCCTCGACGGCCCCTAGCCCACGGCCTCGGCCCTCCAGAAGGGAAGGCGTTGCAGGGCGAGATCGGCCACATCGAGAGGCACCTGGAACTCGTCGGCGGCGACGGTGATGGTGACGCCCTCGAGCTCGCTGTACGCGTACACGAACTGGTGCAGCAGCTGCGGCGGCACGAGGCGGTCGGCCACGATCCGATCGACCACCCGCTCCCCGTGAGCAACGATCGCCGCCGGCGTCCCGCGGGCCCACAGGAAGTCGAGCTCGTCGTGCACCAGCTCGTGCGCTAGCACCGCGTTCCGATCGATGCGCGTGAGCCGGGTGTCGAGGGTGACGGTGCGCTGGCCGTCGCCGTGGTCGACGATCCGGCCCTTGCCGTGCGACAGCCGGCCCCAGGCGAGCTGGAGGTGTGGGCGCTCGCGGAGGGCCCGCCACGGGTTCCAGACGGTCGTCTCCCCAGCCACCCGCTCGACCCTACGGAGGGGGTGTGACGGTCCTACTGGCCGCGGGCGACCAGCACTTCCTCGATCGCCTCGGCGTGGTCCGGGCAGAGGTGCTCACCGGTGAGCCGCATGATCGTTGCCGCCACCTGGGGGTCCCGGTCGCCTTCGGTGAGCGGTTCGTACACGCTCACGATGGCCATGGTGACCACTGCATCCGAGATCGCAGCATCCGACTCTGGGGTGTCGTTCTCGGCATCGTCCTCTGCTATTCCGGTCTCCGCTTCATCGATGGTCCTGCACAACGTCTGTCCGAGGTCGAGGGTGGCTTCCTCGAACCCGGGCTGGTCGCTGTTGAGCGCCGCGGTCAGGTCCTGCCTGAAGGCCTCTTCGGGGGAGACCTCGATCGTCGTCGACGTCGTGGAGGTGGTCGTCGACTCTTGCGTGTCGTCGTTGCCGGAGCTGCATCCCGCCAGGATCGTGGCGCCCACGATGGCTCCGGCGAGGGTTCGTGATCGCTTCATGTGTTGGGCTCCTGCTCTTCTGGGGCGTCGGCGCCGGGTCGCCCAACCGGTTCGACCGTCTGTGCTTCAGGGTCCGCGCCGTGAGCGGCGAGGAGCTCGGCCGGCTGCTCATCCCAGCTAGCCAGCGTTTCCTCGATGGCGTCGACGAGCGGCGCGACCTGCTCGGTGAACGCATCCAGGCTCTGACGCCTGAGCTGCTCGAGTGGCTCATCGAAGCTGTGGATGCCGAGTTGGTGGAGGCCCTTGCGTGTCTCCTGAATGGCGTAGGCGGCGTCGAAGAGGATTTTCCGCACTGAGCGGGCGGCGTCGAGTGCGCACTCCAGGTTCTCGGGGTTCGCGTGAAGTCGCAGCGACTGGTTGACCGGTTCGAGCATCTCGAAGAGGTCGGCGAATCGGGCTGACGCCGCGTCGCCGAGATCCCTCAGCTGCCTGAGTTGTGCGTCGATTTCGACCTCGTTGATAGGGCCAAGAAGATGGGCGACAGGTACCTGAAGCACCTGGGCAATCGCCTCGAGGCGTTTCGCAGAGACGTTGCCCTTGGACTCCCACTTTCCAACGGACTGCTGCGTGACGCCGATGAGCTCGCCGAGCTTGGCCTGGGTCAGTCCAGCGCGCTCTCGTTCCGCCCGAATGCGTCCGCCCACGAACGTGGACTCTGGGCTCGACACCCCTCAAGAGTCGCACACTTCTGAGTTGTAGTGTAGTTACACGGTTGGGGTACAACTGACGGGTGTTGACGGACACGCCCAGCAGGTGTACAACCTGTGGCTGTGAGACAGTTGACGGTTGTGGAGACGCTCGCTGAACGGTGGGGGAAGGCCGTGGCCGACCGCCGCACCGAGCTCGGCTTCACACAGACCCAGCTCGCCGGCCTCTGCGACGTGACGCAGCAGACGATCTCCAAGATCGAGGCGGGCGACATGATCCCGCACGACCGGCTGAAGGCCGTGATCGCCGACCGGCTGATGATCGAGCCCGCCGAGCTTTTCGCCTGGCCGGCTCGCGCCGACATGGGGGAGGCCAGCTGATGGCCACCCTCGAGGACCTCATCCGCACCGAGGTGCGGACTGCGGTCGACGAGGCCCTAGCCCCCTATACGGCGCGCCTCGCCGACCCCGAGCCGCTGACCTACACGATCCCGCGGGCCGCGGTCGTCATCGGCACCTCGCCGACCACCGTGCGCCGCCTCGTCGGAGCCGGCCACCTTCCGCTCGTCCCGCACATGGGGGAGCGGCGGTTGATCCCCCGGCTCGCCGTCGAAGGGTTCGTGCACGCCGGCATGGACCCCGCCGAGGTTCTCGCCGCTGTCGAGCTCCGGGCGGTGTCGTGATGCAGGGAGTCGCCCACACCCAGGCCGCGCAGCACTCGCCCCTGTACGTCCGTCTCACCCGCGTCCACAGCATCACCGCACCGGAACGGGTCACCGCCGACGGGCCCATGCCCATCGAGGCGCTGATCGAAGCCGAGCTCCACCGGGACGACGGCACCCCCGAATGGCGCGCTTGGGTCACCCGCGCCGCCGGCCGCCTCGGCATCACCGGATGCCCCGACACCATCGAGGAGCTGCTCCCGTGATGTACGACACCTTCACCGAAGCACAGGGACGGCACGACGCCATCCTCGAGCGGGCCCACGCCTGGCAGCACGCCTACGAGCACGACCGGCTCGCCGACTCCACGGACCGGCTGCCCCGCGAGCACGCCGTGCCGTGCCGGGTCGTCGGCTGCCCCGCTGTCACCTTCGACTGGCAGGCCCTCTGCGGCCGCCACCTCGAAAGCGACGAGCCGACCGCCCCTCGGCGGCTCCAACCCGTCGACCCGCCGCATCCCCCTGGCGACGTCGACGACCAGGCCCCGGCCGGCGAACGCCCGCCCGCCGGTCGGGGCCAGCCCCTCACCGCCTGATTCCGCCGGAATCTCCACCACCACCCCGGAAGGGACCTATATGACCGACATCCTCGACCTCTCCCCGGCGACCCCGGACACCACCGGCGCCGTCGAGATCCCCATCGACCAGCTGACACTCCCGGCCGAGAACATCGGGTCGATCGACCCCGACGCCATCGAACAGCTCACCGCCTCCATCCGGGAGCTCGGTGTGCTGCAGCCGATCATCGTCGTCGAGCTCGTCGACGGGCTCTACGAGGTTGCGTTCGGCCGGCACCGCTACGTCGCCGCCCAGGAAGCCGGCCTCACCACCATCCCGTGCATCATCCGCACGTTCGTCGACAAGACCGAACGGTGGCTCGGCATGGTCGTCGAGAACCTGCACCGCCGCACCATCGACCCCGTCTCCGAAGGGCTCGCCTACCAGCGGCTCACCGGCCTGGGCCTCACGCAGCGGGACCTGGCGGAGAAGGTCGGCCGGTCGCAGTCCCACGTGTCGAAGCGGCTCGCCCTCGCCGAGCTCCCCGAAACCGCCCACACGGCGCTAGCCGAGAGCCGGCTGTCGATCTCCGGTGCCGAGGTGCTGGCGCAGATCAAGGACCGCACGACGGTCGAGAAGCTCGCCGGGGCGAAGGGCCAGATCCAGGAGTACAAGATCGCCGACGCCGTCAACGTGGAGAAGTGGGAGGTGGCCAAAGCCAAGTTGCGCCAGGAGCAGGTCGACGCCGGCCGCCTCGAGGTGAAGAGCGACAAGTACCTGTGGTTCAAGTACGAGCACGCCGACGAGGACGGCGCGACCCACTTCTTCTTGTCGAACTACGGCGGCATCCAGCTCCTCACCCCCAAGGACGAGGACACCGCCTCGAAGGCGAAGAAGCCCCGCGAGACGGCGGCCCAGAAGAAGGAGCGCCTCGCCCGCGAGCAGCGGGACCTGCTGTTCACGCAGACGTCCGCGGCGCACGGCGACTTCATCAAGGCGCACCTCGCCGGGAAGGTCGACGCGAAGGCGGCGCAGGCCCATGTGAACGCGTGGCTTCTCGAGTGGGTCGTCGGGGACGTCTACATGGACGCGGAGGCCCCTGCCGTCGCCGAGCTCCTCGGTCTCGAGCTCGACGAGGAAGCTGACCGGTGGGAGGAGGCGGGCCGTCTCATCCGCGAGTTCGCCGGCGCCACCCAGACCAACCACCTGAAGGCGCTGCTGGCCGCCACGCTCACCGAGTTCCAGTTCAGCAACCTGGAGTACAAGCCCGACGGTGCCGGGCTGGACCGTGACGTCGAGCGCACCTACGCCTATCTGAAGGCCGCCGGCTACCAGGTCTCGGCCGACGAGCAGGCCGTCCTCGACCGCATCACCGGCCAGGGCACCGAAACTGCCGTCGACGACGACGCGAAGACGGCCGAGTCGTGAGTCGGATCCTCGCCGCGCTGTGGCGTGCGTTTCATAACGGCGACGACCGGCCCACCCCCCCGCACTCCGGGTGTGTGTCGCTGTCTCTCCCCGCCTCGACGACGGGTGCTGCCCGGGTAGGGGAGAGCGACGGGCCGGAGCTGTCGTGCTCCCAAGGTTGCGGGCGCCCCGACACCTGCACCTGGGAGTGCGACGGCGAACTCTTCCGCGTCTGTAGCACTTGTTGCAGCTATTGCAACCCAGGCGGCGACATCGACGGGTACCAGCGGCGCTTGCACATGCAGGTCGGGGCGGTGGCCCGGTGAGGTTCGTTGCCGTGATCCTGCTCGGCCTCGTCATCCAAGCCCCGCTCCTCGTCGTCGGCTGGCGGATGCGGCCATGACCGTCACCGAGACCCCGGCGTTCACCGATCACCAGGCGGCCGCCCTGGGTGCGTTCGTCGCCTGCGTCGTCGCCGACCTCAACCCCACGCTCCGGGCCATCACCATGCCGGCCAACGGTGGCGCCGAATACGAGGTCATCGTCAACGGCCGCGGCCTGGCGGGCGTTCTCCACGACGACATCGCCACCGTGCTCGCCATCGCCTCGGACCACGGCGGCCGAGCGTTCGTCCACCACGCCGACCAGACCCGTGAGGGCTGCCTTTACATCGTCTGGGGAGGTGACCGATGACCGTCGTCGCGTTCTTCGCCCCCGGCACCCCCCAACCGCAGGGGAGCAAGTCCGCCATCGTCCGCGGCGGCCGCGCCGTCGTCGTCGAAGGCCGGCGCGGGAAGGCGCGCAACGCGTTCACCGAGTGGCGCGCCACCGTCCGGATCGCCGCCGCGGCCGCCCGCGGTGCGGAAGCCGAACCGTTCGCCGGCCCCGTCGCCCTGCGCGTCCACTTCTCCGTTCCCCGGCCGACCTCCGCGCCGAAGACCAGGCGCACGTGGGCGGCGAAGCGCCCCGACCTCGACAAACTCGTCAGGGCCGTCCTCGACGCCATGACCGAAGCCGCGGTCTGGGGTGACGACGCCCAGGTCGTCCACGTGGTGGCCACCAAGGACTACCCGCTCGTCGACGGCCGCACCGGCGCCTGGGTCCAGGCCACGCCGCTGGACCACGGCGGGGTCGAGCGGCTCGACGTGACCGCCGCGATGGCCGTAGCCAACGTCGACGCCCAGGCGGTGCCGGCGTGAATCTCTACGCCGTCCTCGTGCTCATGGTCGTCGCCGGGTGCTTCGGCTACATCGCCGGCCACGAGAACGGCTGGCGCTCCGGCCGCCTGCACGGCCGGGCCGAGGTGTTCCGCGAACAGAGTCGGCGATGAACGTCATCGAGGTCGACGACCCGCCGATCGTCCGCGACGCCAAGGCCGGCTTCTCGTCCTGGTGCCGTCGCGGCCAGCACGCGACGTGCGCACGCCTGAGGGCGCGGTGCACCGACACCTGCCACGGCCGCTACGGCCAGACCCCGCCACCTCCACCTTCATCCACCCAACGCAAGGAGGGCACGCCGATGCCCGACACCACCACGAAGGCCATCGCCTGCCCGGAGACCGGCTGCATCCGGACGTTCGGAACCGAACACGCGCTGTCGATCCACAGGGCTCGGGGCCACAAGGGCGCGAAGGCCCAGACCCCCCCCCAGCCGCCGGCGAAGCGTGCCCCGGTGAAGACGCCAGCCGCGAAGGGACGGGGGCCCAAGAACGTGATGCCGCCGACCAACGGCACGGGCCCGCCCGGTGTGCACCTGGTCGTCGTCCAACACGAAGACGACACGCACATCTGCCCACTGCAGACGGCGGTCGACGCCGACAAGGTCATGGACCTCCTCGAGCTGCTCGGCATCACCGCCAACCGGTACGAGAAGGCGCACACCGGTGATTGACGTCATCGCGGACTTCCTCAACGACACCACCGCAACGGCCGCGGCCGACGTGGTCGTCGACGACGGCATCGAACGCGACCGGTACGGCCGCTACCTCATCCCGGCCGAGGACGACCCGAAGAAGAAGGTCGCCCACACCCGGGCCACCACCGTCGCCAAGACCCTCTCCGACACGTACAACCTCGAGCTCTGGGGCAAGCGGATGACCGCCATCGGCCTCACCCGCCGCGCCGACCTGTACGCCCGCGTCGCCGCCTGCGACCCCGACGACCGCAAGACCCTCAACGCCCTCCTCGAGGAAGCCCAGGAAGCCGCCGCCGCCACCGTCGGCCGGAACCTCGGCACCGCCCTCCACTCCTTCACCGAACGGCACGACCGCGGCGACGACGTCTCCGCCGTCCCTGCCCCCTGGGACGCCGACCTGCGGGCCTACGCCCTCGAGCTCCGCCAGCGACACGTTACCGTGGTGCCGTCGATGATCGAACGGGTCGTCGTCCTCGAGGAACTCGGGATCGCCGGCACCTTCGACCGGCTCCTGCAGGTTCCCCGCCTCGGTTCGCTCCCCGTGGTCGGTGACCTCAAGACCGCCAAGGAGCTCTACGAGCTCGGCGAGATCGCGATGCAGCTCGCGCTCTACGCGCACGGCGACTTCATCTGGAATCCGAAGACGAAGACCCGCGAGCCGATGCCGGAGGTCAACAAGGAGCAGGCGATCGTCATGCACCTGCCCCCCGGGCAAGCGACATGCACGCTGCTGGTCGTCGACATCGTCGCCGGCTGGGAAGCCGTCCAGCAGGCCATGTGGGCCCGGGACTGGCGCAACCGCTCCAAGAAGCTCGGAACTCTCCTCGCCGACCTTCCCGACATCATCGCAGCCGCCGACCTCGGGCAGCTCCTCGACCCTCCCGCCACCAACGGCGCCACGGCCGAGCCGGAGCCGGCCCCGGCGGTCGATGACCTCGAGGCGATGCTCGCCGCCCCCGCCGTCCCCAAGCGCGACACGGCGGCCGACGAGCCACAGAAGATCGACCCCGGACCGACCGGGCTGGCCGTCGCCGTCGCCCACCTGGGGGAACGGCTGAAGGCCGCCGTGGATCTCGGCACCCCCGCCTACCTGATCCACTGGCCGGCCGGCGTCCCCACCTTCAAGCAGGGCGGTCCGACCACCTGGGCGCAGGTCCTCGAGGTCGAGGCGTGCGTAGTGGCCGCCGAGAAAGAGTGCGAAGCCCCGTTCTACGACAACATCCCGAAGGAGCCGGGGCCGCTCGGACGGCAGCCCAACACGATCGAACCGCCCAGCGAAGCGGAGATCCAGCCACGCCCCCCGAAGGCCGACGTCGACGACATCGACCGACTCAAGGCCACCTACGACAGCCTCCCCATCGATCTGCGCGCCGAAGCCGACGCGCTCTGCGCCAACCACGGGGTCCCGACCCGCCAGCACAACTGGACGCCCGAACACGCCGAGTTCATCCGCGACGTCCTCGCCGCCAAGGTCGCCCAAGGGGTCGCCCGGGTGCAGGCGGTCGAGCACATCGCGTCCGAGTTCGACGAACCGTCGATGCTCGCCGCCATCAAGCAGGCCGCCCACGTGGATGCCGACACCCCGAACGCCCGCCTCGACGGCCTCGCCGTCGAACGACTGGAGGCGGTCGTCCGCGCCCTCGAGATCGACCACCTCGACTTCACCTGGGACGACCACACCCCGGCCGTGACGCTGTCGACCGTCGGCGACGTCGCCCTGACCCGCTCGTTCAAGACGAAGACGGAGCTCGTCACCGTCGCCAAGACCGCCGCCGCCCGCCACGGGCTTGTGGCACCCCGTTCCGCCGCGCAGGTGGCGGCGGACGTGGCTCTCGTCGCGCTGGTCCTCTACGGGCCCGACGGCGAGGGCTGACCAACACCCAACGAAAGCAACGAAGGAGACACAGACATGAGCACGATCGACCGCGATGTCCAGGACTTCCTGGACGACTCGGCCCCGTTCGACGGCGAGAAGCATCCCGGCTTCAAGTTCTCGACGATTGGCGACACCCTCAAGGGCGTCATCGTCGAGCGGCCCCGGGTCCTCGACGTCGACAAGATGGGCTCGCCGGGCGTGAAGCTCCGGAAGATGGTTGTCGCCGTCCGCGACGACGCCGGCGACACGTGGGCCCTGTGGGTCGAGGCCCGCAAGCCCATGGCCGCCGCCATCAAGGAGGCGTGTGACAAGTCGTCGGTGGCCGGGCTCGCCGAAGGCGGCACCCTCGCGGTGCGGTTCACCGAGGAGAAGGACACCGGCAAGGGCAACCCGCTGAAGATCTACAGCGCCGCCTACCAGCCGCCGGTCGCCACCACCTCGGTCGACGACCTGCTCCCCGGATGAGCCCAACCGACCATGGCACGGAGACCCGGGGTGGGAACACCCCGGGTCGCGAGCCCACCGCCTGCCGGCTCTGCGGCTGCACCGACTGGGCAGCGTGCGACGGCGGCTGCTGGTGGGTCGACGACCCAGCTGGCATCGGTCCGCTGTGCTCGTCGTGTCTGACCGACGCCGAGCTCGAGCTGCTGCTCGAGTGTGGCCGCCACCTCGAAGTGCTCGACGTCGTCGCGGCGATAGGGGAGCGCGGGTGAGCAGCTCCGCCATCGAGTTCATGGCCTGGACGCCCCCTGCCCAGCCGGAACCCACCGTCGAGCAGCAGGCCATCATCGACCTGTTCGACACCGGCGACAGCTTCAAGGTCGAGGCCGGTGCCGGCACCGGGAAGACCACCACGTTGGGCATGGTCGCCCGGGCCACGAAGCGCACCGGCTACTACCTGGCGTTCAACAAGGCGCTCGTCGTCGACGCCGGCAAGCGCATGCCCGGCAACGTCCAGTGCCGCACCGCCCACTCCCTCGCGTACGCCGCCGTCGGCGCCGACTACCGGCACCGCCTCGACGCCCCCCGCATGCGCTCCAGCGACATCGCCAAGCTCCTCGGGATCCGGCCGCTGCGCATCGACATCCCCGGCCACGCCCGCGTCCTCGCCCCCTGGCGTGTCGCTGGCATCGCCATGCGGACCGTCACCCGGTTCTGCCAGTCCGCCGACCTCGAGCCGGGCCCCCAGCACGTCCCGTACCAGGAGGGCATCGACTGGCCCGGCACCGGCACCTCCGGCCAGCAGCAGCTGGCGGCCGCCGTCCTCCCCGCTGTCGCCACCGCGTGGGCCGACCTGTCATCGATCGACGGCGAGCTCCCGTTCAAGCACGAGCACTACCTGAAGCTCTGGCAGCTCTCGAACCCGCGGCTCGAACGCGACTTCATCCTGTTCGACGAAGCCCAGGACGCCAACCCGGTGATGGCCGCCGTCGTCGCCGCCCAGGACCACGCCCAGCTCGGGTGGATCGGCGACTCCCAGCAGCAGATCTACAGTTTCACCGGAGCCATCAACGCGCTCGACGGGATCGCCGCCGACCACACCCGCATGCTCACCCAGTCGTGGCGGTTCGGCGACACCATCGCCCACGCGGCCAACGGGATCCTCGGCGCCCTCGACGCGCCACTCCGGCTCACCGGCCTCCCGGACACCCCCGGCCGCGTCGGCTACGTCATCGACGACGAGGTCACCTGTGCGCTCACCCGCACCAACGCCCGGGTGATGCTCGAGGTGATCACCCAGCTCGAACGCGGCCGCCGGCCGCACGTGCTCGGTGGCGGCCGGGAGATCATCGACTTCGCCCGCGGCGCCCAACAGCTCCAGGACGGATCGAAGGCGTCCCACCCGGACCTCGCCTGCTTCGACAGCTGGATCGAGGTCCTCGAGTACGTCGCGACCGACGAGCAGGGCTACGAGCTCACCCTCCTCGTCGACCTCGTGAAGCGCTTCTCCGCCAAGCGGCTCATGGCGATCCTCCTCGACCTCCCCGCCGAGCGGCAGGCCGACGTCGTCGTCTCCACCGCCCACAAAGCCAAGGGCCGCGAGTGGCCGACCGTCCGGCTCGCCGAGGACCTCGACGTCGACCGCGACGACGAAGCCGGCCTGCCCCGCGAAGAGCTCCGCCTCCTGTACGTCGCCGTCACCCGCGCCCGCGAAGCGCTCGACCCCACCACGGTGCAGCTCGCCTGGCCGTGGCTCGAAGAGATCCACAACCACGAAGGACTGAAGCCATGACCGATCTTGCCACCAACGCCCTCACCGATCTCCGCGACGCCATCGACCGGTGCATCGTGGAGCTCGGCAACAACGGGACCGTCAAGATACCCATCCTCGGTGATGCCGCCAGCCAGCAGCCCGCCGGCGAAGAACGCGGCCTGCTGCCCCCCGCCTACGAAGGCGGCAAGCCCCGACTCGTGCTCGTCGACGACGACTTCGACCCAGACGGCTGGTACACCGGCGACCAGGTCGGCGAAGGCCGCGAGTTCGACGGCCACATCATCATCGAGCTGTCGACCAGGCGGTGGGTCCAGTTCAAAGGCTGGCTGCGGGCCGGCGGGGGCATCAAGGCCGGCGGGGGCATCAAGGCCGGCGGGGGCATCGAAGCCGGCTGGGGCATCAAGGCCGGCGGGGGCATCGAAGCCGGCGGGGGCATCAAGGCCGGCGGGGGCATCGAAGCCGGCTGGGGCATCGAAGCCGGCTGGGGCATCAAGGCCGGCGAGGGCATCGAAGCCGGCGGGGGCATCGAAGCCGGCGAGGGCATCAAGGCCGGCGAGGGCATCAAGGCCGGCGGGGGCATCAAAGCCGGCGGGGGCATCAAGGCCGGCGGGGGCATCAAGGCCGGCGGGGGCATCGAAGCCGGCGGGGGCATCGAAGCCGGCGGGGGCATCAAGGCCGGC